GTGCTAGAAGCCTCTCTAGCGGCCTTTACAGCCCCTAAAACACTTGAAGTGGTCTGTCCTTCTGGGACGACCACTAACGGTTCTGCGGGGTATTGAATATACGATCTATCCAGTCGATTAATATACGTTCCAACAATAATAAATACCATTAATGCTAATAATACTTTCTTCATAAGTTACCTCCTTGAAGAAGCCATTTTTAGTTACCATACTAGTATAACCCTTAAAATCCCAAAAATCAAGTATTTTTAAAAAATGTTATAAGTGAGATTATTTAATATTTCTTATATCTTTAAATGTGTTGATAGCGTCTTTTATTCTTTTTTGAGTATTTAAGCCTAAATCAAAACTACTATCACATGATATGCAATGAATAATAGGGTCATTATCTTTATTTATTTTTACAATTACAATATCTGACTCATCAAAAGGGCATGTGATTTTTTGCACAAAACCTTTCTTGGCCAACTTGTTGTATAAATGTATATCTTGGAACGTAACCATTGACTCTCCTCATAAACTCGTGTACAATACTATTATCTCATAAAATCAAAAAACTAGGAGTTGTATTTATTTATGTCATTTATTAACGAAAACGGATCCATAACAGATCCATATAAAAACTTTATTCATATCTCAAGATATGCAAGGTGGATAGAAGAAAAAAATAGAAGAGAAACCTGGGTAGAAACGGTTGATCGATATATAAACTTTATGAAGGACCACTTGGTATTAAACTATGGCTATAGCCCAAATGCTAAGATTTTTGACGAAGTAAAAGATGCAATTTTAAATCACAGAATTATGCCTTCAATGAGAGCATTGATGACTGCAGGTCCAGCATTAGAGCGTGATCATATTGCAGCCTATAACTGTTCTTTCATTGCAGTAGATAGTCTACGTGCATTTGATGAAGCAATGTATGTATTGATGAACGGAACAGGAGTTGGATTTAGTGTTGAATCAAAATATGTTGATTCCCTTCCAGTCATAGCAGAATCATTTAATCAAACTGCAACAACTATTGTCGTAGAAGACTCTAAGTTAGGATGGGCAAAAGCGTTTAAAGAATTAATTGCTTTATTGTCACAAGGTCAAGTTCCTCAATGGGATATGTCAAAGGTTCGCCCATCAGGTGCAAGATTAAAAACTTTTGGTGGACGTGCTTCTGGCCCAGGACCTCTTAGTGCATTATTTACATTTACAACAGATACTTTTAAAAATGCAGCAGGTCGCAGATTAAAGCCAATTGAGGCACATGACTTAATGTGTAAAGTTGGAGAGGTAGTTGTAGTAGGAGGAGTACGCCGCAGTGCTCTAATCAGTCTTTCTAATCTTGATGATTTTGAAATGGCAAAAGCAAAGAGTGGATCTTGGTGGGAAACTCAACCTCAAAGATCTTTAGCAAACAATTCTGCCGTATACAACGCAAAACCAAATACTGCACAATTCTTACGTGAATGGAGAAACCTATACGAATCAAAGTCTGGCGAAAGAGGAATCTACAACATTGACTCAGTTCGTAAACACGTAGAATCTTTTGGAAGAAGAGATGCATCACTTGTCTCTGGAACAAATCCATGTGGAGAAATCATCTTGCGTCCAAATGAATTTTGTAATTTAACAGAGGTAGTCATTTCTGCAGAAGATACAAGAGAAGACTTAATGGAAAAGGTTAAACTTGCTACAATACTTGGAACATGGCAATCAACATTGACTAACTTTAAGTATCTTCGTAAAACATGGAAAGATAATTGTGAAGAAGAAAGATTACTAGGAGTTTCCTTAACTGGAATTTATGGTAACAAGATTACTTCAACAGCAGGAAAAGCATTAGAGCAGTTGTTGACTGACATGAGATTAGAATCAGTTAGAGTTAATGATCACGAAGCAAAGAAATTAAACATTAACCCTTCTGTATCAATTACTTGTGTTAAGCCTTCTGGCACTGTAAGTCAACTGGTCGGGGTGTCTAGCGGAATTCATCCGTGGTATTCAGAATACTACGTTAGAAGTGTTCGTGGTTCAAACAATGATCCTTTAACACAATTCTTAAAAGATTCAGGAGTTCCAAATGAACCAGATGTAATGAAGCCTGATGAAACAACAGTGTTTTATTTTCCTCAAAAGGCTCCAAAGAATGCAACTGTAACAAAAGATTTAACAGCCATAGATCATCTAGAGATGTGGAAGATTTATAGAACTCATTGGACTGAGCATAACCCTAGCGTTACGATCAATGTTCACGAAGATGAATGGCTAAGAGTAGGTGCTTGGGTATTTGATAACTTTGATTCAATTGGTGGTGTGTCTTTCTTACCAGCAAGTGAGCATACTTATAAGCAGGCTCCATATCAAGAAATTTCTAAAGATGAATATGAAGAATGGGTAAAGAAATCTCCTTCTAATATTCAATGGGAAATGCTTTCAATATATGAAAAAGAAGATGGAACCACTGGAACACAGGAACTTTCTTGCGTTGCTGGGGTATGCGAAATAGTAGATATTACTAAGTAGCAACATGCTAAAATAGATTAGAGGTATCATGACCCATAAAATTTCTAATCTATATGCATCTAAAATTTTTGCTGAGCATCCAATATCCATGTGGGCACTAGATGACAAATCATACAACCCATCATTATTGACCCAATCTCAAAAATCACTAGACTACCTTGTTCCAGACTATGCAGATTGGGGTACTGCTTCTGCAATAACAGTAACATCAGCCGAACTGCCAGAAGAGTCTTTTAGGCTTCTATCAAGAAATGATATTGAAGAAGATCTGGTAACCCTCACTGGACCACTAGTAAGTGCAAGTGCTTTTGATTCAACAAAAAGTACAGTATGCTTTAATATTTTTGTATATGCATTGCAAACATTAGTAGATTACTTTGAAATAGGACTTCTGTATAATACATCCGCCTCATCTACATTTTATGACAGCACTCAAGTAAACGGAATAGCAATAACAGCGTGGCAAAAATTACAGTTTACTTCAGACTTTCCAGATCAATTTTTGTCTGTTCAGCCAATTATAAAAATAAAGTATATAGACGGTGCAGTGCTCGAACAGTATTCAGTTTTGTTTAATGCTTGGTCTTTGGGCCAATGGTCAGAAGAATTTAATTGGGAATCAACTGGAACCATACCAGAAACACTGACAGACAGTTCTTTAATATCACTACTACCAAACACAAGTTATAAAGTTGTTGAGGCAGACGCATATGGATTTAATGAAGAAGATAAAGGATATTACTTAGTAGATAATAACAAACCTTTGTCAATTAATACCAGCATGCCAATGGTTTACGGTGCTGGCAACATTACTCATATAGAACCTCCAATTACAAGTGGCATGCCAAGTCTTGTAATACCAGGAAAAGGATTTTTAAATGAATCAGGAAGATATCAGAATAGGACTTTAGAATTTTGGTTTAGATTATATTCTGACCTACATCAAGAATTTAGAATAATTGGACCAATATCTTCAAATGATGGATTATATGTAGATCAAGAATATCTAACTTTAAAAATAGGAAAAGATAAAAAGTCTTACTTTGTTGGTAAATGGTTTAGGCCTATGCTATTAGATGTTAGATATGGAAAAGACACAGCAAGTATTCTTTTAAACGGAGAAGAAGTTTTGTCTATGGATATTGATCAAGATTATATTTCTTTCCCAGCATCTAATGAAGACTGGATAGGATTTTTTGGACACGAAGATATTCACCCTTTTGATCTTGACTGTATAGCAATTTATCCCTATTTAGTTCCAGGAGAAGTTGCAAAAAGAAGATTTGTTTATGGTCAAGGAGTAGTAGGTAGTGAAATTATAGTTAACAACTTTGATGGAAACTCTTTATATATAGACTTCCCATTTGCAAACTATAGTTCAACAATGAGTTATCCAGAAAATAATAACTGGAATGGTGGGTACTTTAACAATCTAAACGCTACATCTAAATATATAGGATCCTTAGATTACAATCTTCCAGAAATACTTCACTATCAAGACATAGGAAACCTAGACATATATTCAGACAACTTCTTACTTCAAAGTGGCAGTGTGCCATTCTTTAATTTATCACCAAGTGCTAGTTACTCAAACATAAATTCTTCTATACATTTTAGTACCTTAGCACAACTATCTTCTCCAACAAAGTCAGTATTTGCTATGTTTAAATCAACCAATGCACTTATAAATAGCAAGAAAACCTTGATGTATTTTAAGAATTCTTTTAACTCAGATATATTTGAAATTGCTATAAATGGATCTAGCGTTCAATACTTGTTTAACGATGTTCTTCAGCACTCTGCAAGCGTTTCCGCATCAACCTATTTTATGGTTGGCTTAGACATGGACAGTGTATCTTCAGAACTGCAAACAACACTAGGAAACTTTTTTTCAAATCCTCAAAACATATCTTTAGATATAGGTGGCAATGGAGCAAATACCTTTACTGGAAACATATACAATGTAACTTTTAATAATAGATTCTTTACAGACAAAGATTGTTCAACATGGTTTAATCAAAATGGATTTATAAATAAAGATATCTCTAATGATGAGGCTACTCTTCAATATATAGGATGCTACAGTTTGACAACCATAAGATCAAACCCAGCAACATACTTAGACGTGGCAACTGCGGGGTATTGGGAAGACTCCATACCATTATCCTACTTTGGTAAATATATTCAAGATAGAAGTGGAAATAGTTATTACGACTTAGACATGATTCAATTTAATATAGACTACTCTTCAAACCCAATTATTAATATTCCACAACATAACAACTTTACACTTCCAAATCATGCCTTAAAGTCTTACCTAACAATACAAAATTATCAACAAGTAGGAAAGATCCCATACACATCATACTCAAGCACAGTTAACACTACAAACTATAGGGTAGTTGACTTTGATAACACCATAGATGTTGTTTCTACCAAGTATGAAATTGTAGACGGAACAGCCATATTCCCACCTAAGGAACTAGTAGATTTTGAAGAGTACTACGTCACCTTACACTTAGAGGTTAAATCAAAGGGTGTTAAGACATATCCTACAAATATTGCAAAAATGTCCTTAGCATCTATTGCCCATAACGAAACAGAATTTTTTGGTATAGGAACAAAGACTGGAAATACAATATATCCAATAGTTAAATATGGAGATGTATATTCATACAAGTCAAAGAATCCATTTAGAATATATAGAGAATCTACTCCATACCTATATTTGACAGGAGACTCTGGAATATCATGCTTGGCTAATAGTGACGCAGCAGTAACAAAGGGCTTCTCAATTCCAATTAACTCTCAAAGATCTTCACAGTATATTCTCGGGGGTATTCAATTATGGCTAATGTACAATCAAAATGAAACTATGAACTATTCAAAGAAGATAGCAAAATTAGTTACACCAGATAAGAAGTTAGATATATATTTAATTCCAGAATCAGGAGGAAGTGCAAAGAGGGCATTTTTGAAAGCCTTTGACTCAGAGACTGGATATGAAGATATAACAATTGATTTTTATCAAAATGGAATACAAATTCAAAATCCAGTTATTAAGCCACTAATGTGGACATCCTTAGTTCTTTCCTTTGGGTCATCAATACCTTTAAATGGAATATCTGGACAATTAGAACTTTATAACGGAATGGTATACAACAACATTGCCTTCTATAAGAGATCATCACTGGTGCTTGGTCAAAGCATTAGTGAAAGAACTTGGCAGCAAGTAAAGACAACAGAGGGTGTTATTAATAACCAAATAGAACAAATAGATTTACAATGGGAAGATTGGTATAACACATTCTGGTTGGACTTACTAGAGAAAAGAACAACTTTAACTTATATTATTGACGGAGAAAGAATCTTTGGTGCTTATTTAGGTATTTCAAATTCAATTATTTCAGATTCTTCGATAGTAGAGTTAGAAGCAGAAGGACTAGATGTATTTTCTGACGTTGAATGGGATCAATTTGTTGGCAGACCAGTTTAATATGGTATACTTGTTGACATGAATCAAAAGAAACTTAAAAATAATGGTAAGCCTAGAATATCTATAGTAGAAAAAAAGTCAGACTGGGGTATTTATGTTTGGATGTGTGACTTTGATAACAAGCCCTACGGAGATGGAAATGGCAATATCATGAATATTCCAGGTAGGCCATACGACTTAGAGAAGATGGCAAAAATAAGAAAAGCAGCAGAACACTATGGAGCACCAGCAGGCAAGGTTATGTTTATGGCTGGGGTTAATAGAGTTACAGACGAAGAACACTCAGAACAGATAGACAGAATGAAATCAGGACTTATCCCAAGTGAAACAGATATAGGTGCTTGGATGGCAGCAGAAAAGGGATTTAAGAAACATGGAAGATAACGAAGCAATAGCAAGAATAGATCAATTAGATAAAGCAGAAAAAAAAGACAGAGTAGACTCTTTTGGAACCAGCGTTGAAATAGTAAAGTCATATGACGGAATGAGTCATAACTTTAAACGTAAAGCAGCAAGAATGCTAAACAAGGCATTCACTGGTGTAGATGATGCAAAATCAAAACAACTATTTCCAGAGCAAGACATGGTTACAGCATATGGTCTTTTTGACGTAGTTATTCCACCTTATAACCTAGACGAGTTAGCATATTTTTATGAAAACTCATTTGCAAACCACGCTGCCATCGCAGCAAAAGTGTCTAACATAGTTGGCCTTGGTTATGGATTTGAAATTACAGACGGAACAATGGCAAGACTTGAAGAAGCAGAGTCAGAAGAGTCATTGATGAGGGCACAAAGAAAAATTCAAAGAATTAAGTCTCAAGTAACTGACTGGTTAGAAAGTTTAAATGATGAAGATACATTTACACATGTATTAGAAAAAGTATACACAGATGTTGAAACAGTTGGAAACGGATACATAGAAATAGGACGTAAAGTAAATGGTGAAATTGGATACATTGGTCATATACCAGCAACCACAATTCGTGTACGCCGTATGCGTGATGGATATATTCAAATAGTAAATCAAAAGGTTGTTTACTTTAGAAACTTTCAAGGTAAAACAGCAAACCCTGTAACAAGCGATAATAGACCAAACGAACTAATTCATATTAAAAAGTATTCTCCAAAGAACTCATACTATGGAGTTCCAGATACAGTTTCAGCAGCAACCTCAATGGTTGGAAACGAATTAGCAGCAAAATATAACGTTGATTATTTTGAAAATAAAGCAGTTCCTAGATACATTGCTACCTTAAAAGGTGCAAAACTTAGTTCAGATGCAGAAGATAAGTTCTTTAGATTTATGCAATCAGGACTCAAAGGTCAAAACCACAGAACTCTTTATATACCACTTCCTGGAGATGGACCAGATAATAAGGTAGAGTTTAAGTTAGATCCTATTGAAAACGGAATTCAAGATGGATCGTTTGACAGGTATCGTAAGGCAAATCGTGACGATATCTTGATGGCTCACCAAGTTCCATATTCAAAAGTAGGTGGGGGTGCTGGGGTATCAATTGCCTCCGCATTGGTAGCAGACAGAACATTTAAAGAGCAAGTTGCTAGACCTTCTCAAAGAAATCTAGAAAAGACTATTAACAAGATTGTAAAAGAAAAGACTGATGTAGTAGTCCTCAAGTTTAACGAACTAACCCTGACAGATGAACAAACACAAAGTCAGATTGATGAAAGATACCTAAGAATGCAGGTATTGGTTCCAAATGAAGTTCGTGAAAGACTTGGCTATCCAGTTAGACCTGGAGGGTCAGATCCAATAGTTATGGGTGCTCAAGCAAGAGCAGAGCAAACAGCCCAGGCTACTGGAAATAGAAATAGAGATCAAGAAAGAACAAACAACGCATCAGACTCACCATCAACCAACTCTGGCAGAAATGCACAGGGCGAGGGTAGATCTCAACAATAGTTGTAAAGTTCCTATAAACACTGATTATAATAGAGGTAGTATGACTAATTTGCATAAAGCATTTTGGCACTCAGAGGACAACAGTATCAAGTTGTCAATGCCAATTGCTAAAGTCGATAAAGAGAAACGAATCGTTTCTGGTTTTGCAACCCTTGACAACGTTGACAAACAAGAGGATATAGTTCCTACTGACGTTAGCGTAAAAGCCTTTGAAAGATTCCGTGGCAACCTACGTGAAATGCACATGCCTATTGCAGTCGGCAGGGTAGTGTCATTTAAATCAGAACAGTTTTATAATAAAGAAGAAGATAAATTTTATAATGGAGTTTTCGTAAATGCATATATTTCTAAAGGTGCTCAGGATACTTGGGAAAAGGTTCTTGATGGTACTCTTTCTGGCTTTTCTATTGGTGGCAATATCAAAGATTCTGAACAAGTCTACGATGCCAAGATGGACAAGTCAATTCGTGTTATTAAAGACTATGACCTCCATGAACTCTCATTAGTAGACAATCCAGCCAATCAATTTGCAAACATTGTATCAATTGAGAAAATGGCTGACGGTCAAAATAAAATTGATGGTATTATTAGTAAGGTAGACCTTGAGAATGTTTATTGGTGTGAGTCAGACTCACTCATTAGATTATCTCAAGATGAATCTTCCTCATGTCCGTCTTGCGACAAAGGCATGAGCAATATTGGTTTCGTTGAATCAAACGATAACGAAAAGAATTCTGTGATTAAAGGCTTATTAGTATCGCAGAAAAATAGACTTGATGAAAAAGTAATCAAGTCTGACAATCCTATTAAGGAGGGGAATGAAATGGCAAATGAAAATGTAGAAGTTGCAAAGGCTGAAGAAGTTAAAGCAACAGAAGAAAACATTGTAAAGTCTGAGGGAACTGAAGAAGCAGCACCTGCAGAAGAAGCAGCACCTGCTGAAGAAGCAGCACCTGCTGAAGAAGCAGCACCTGCTGAAGAAGCAGCACCTGCTGAAGAAGCAGCACCTGCTGAAGAAGCAGCACCTGCTGAAGAAGCAGCACCTGCTGACGATCTATTGACGAGGTTCAAAATACAGTCGCTTCAGCACTTGGAGACTTGGTAGCAACAGTAAAGTCACTAAATGACAAAATGTTAGAACTACAAAAAAGCATTGCATCCGCACAAGATGAAATTAAATCTGTAAAAGGCAATGTAGAAGAGTTTGGAAAGCGTGTTGACTCACTAGAAGATGACACTGCTGTCCGTAAATCTGGCGACCTAGGCGGGGTCGTTCAAGAAGAAAAAATAACAAAAAAAGCAATGTGGGGCGGGCGTTTCCTCAATACCGCTGACCTATATCGCTAATTCACTGGGAGGTGAAATATTATGGCAGAAAATGACATTTTAAATAAGGCTGCAAGTACAGGATCAATCGTTTCTGGAGGAATTGGTGGTGTAACACAACCAGTTGCTGGAGACCTTGGTGTATACGGTGCTACTACAAATGATGGTGGTATCTTATCTCCTGAACAATCACGCCAATTTATCGAATATATTTTCGAACAACAAGTACTAGCACGTGACGGACGCAGAGTAACAATGCGTCTTGATTGGGAAGTTTCAACAGAAGCACTAGAAGACAACCTTGAAGGTGCAGGATTGGAAGATCACTTAGTTCGTGTAATGACTCGTGCATTCGCAAACGATCTAGAAGACCTCGCAATCAATGGTACAGGAACTGGTTCAAACACATTCCTTAACATTCTAGAAGGTTTCACAACAAAAGAAAATCTAGGAGCAAGTGCAACATACGGCACAGACATCGAAGACCTACAAGCATTGGTATTAGCAATGCCACGTAAGTATCGTGCATCTCGTGCTAACATGAAGTTCTATGCTGATACAGAAACAGTATCTAACATCATCAACGGTCTTGGATCCTCAGGTAACTTAAACAGCGAAAGAATCGTTGAAAGAGTTATCGGTGGTACAGAACCACAAGTTGTTGGTGCACCAATCGCTTACCGTGTCTTAGGTCTTCCTCTATTGGAAGTTCCTTTGATGCCTGCAAACCGTGTTGTTTTGACATTCCCTGAAAATCGTATTTGGGGTTTCCAAAGAGACATCACAGTTCATCGTGAGTTCCAACCAAAGAAAGATACAGTAGAATATACAGTATTCTTACGCTTTGGTGTACAAATCGAAGAAACATCTGCAGTAGCATATTTATTTATAAATGATATAATAATTTAGAGGTGCATTGATGGAACTTTTAAGATTAAATAACACAACTAGTTTGTCTGCATCTTTTTCTGGATTAACAGCAAGTTCACAATATACTATAGAATATGACGATTTAATAACTGGAAGTTCATACTCAGCAAGTGCTACAGCAAACGGTTCTGGGGTAGCATCATTTGCAATACCATCAAACTACATTACATATACAGGATCTTTGGCAGCGTCAGTTAAAAATACTTCTGGGGATGTAGTAAACATAACAAATATAGACATTGTAAGACCATACTCATCTATATCATCCCTTGCAACTGCTTTAAAAATTACAACAACTCAGGCTACTGAATATGAAAGATTGGCCAGATATATCATAGATGCCTATACAGGCGGATTCTCTTACATGAGAAAACAGAAAGAGTTTATAGGTGACAACTCAGATCAATTGATGATGGACGAAAGAATTCACAAACTTTATAAGATATATGAAAATGGAGAATTGATGTATGATGTTGATTCAAATACAAACGATTCTGATTTTAAAATACACAGACAATTAAATGCTATTGTTTTAGACATACCAGAAACTAACAGAGCCAACTATTCAAAGGTATGGAGAGATAGATTTCTTGATGTAGAATTTTATGATGGATACGAATATTTGGTAGACGGAGACTTTGGCTATGTAGTTATTCCTCAAGATATTCAAGATGCCTCAGAACTATTAGTACAAGATATAGCAAGCGATAACTTAAAGTATGTAAATAAATATATAGAGTCATTTGATAATGACGATTTCAAGATTCAATTTTCAAAGGGCTATGCTAAAAATAGCACAGGAAATCTTACCGTAGACCGAATCTTGGAGAGATATCAGAAGCCAATTCGCCCTGGAGTGTTGTAATGCTTCCTACCTCTAGTCTAAAAAGTTTGTTTTATCCAATGACTGCAGAAA